GGTAGTCGGCATGCTGTGCCCCGATCTTATGTGTCCGAGTGGTTCACTTAGAGTTTATCAGACGGAGCATCCGGGCCTTGTCCCCCGGTCGCATGCCGGGCACACGCCAACGGGCTTGATGTCCCGCGTCATGTGATTATGGCTCTGGCCTTCTAGTATCTTGAGGCATTCCGGGCAGTCGGGCATACCTCGCTTGCTGTGCCAGCGCAAAATGATAACGTGGCCGCAGAGCGTCGGGTCATTGCAGGCGTCCGGGTCTGGCTCGGCACCGGGCGGAAGAGCGCACCATCCCGTCTCGCATAGCACGATCCATGGCTTGCTGCTCATGCTTCCTCCTTTAACTGATACTGCCTGAGGTACGCTATGGCTGACTGGAGGAGGGCGATGTCATCCTTGAACCGGCCGAGTCCGGTGTTGCACATCAGGCATAGCAATTCACGTACGCACTTGCCGCATGTTACCTCGCCCGGGCAGCATGAATGATCGTGGTCGACAGCGAACGGGTACTTCGCGTCTAGATCAAACTCGTTACCGCAGATTCCGCAGGCATACTCTTGAGCCTCCAGCATCTCGCTTAGCTTCTCGGGCGTGATGCCGTACTTGATGAGCCGGTCCCTGATTGCCTTCCGCTCTAGGACGCAGGTCCGGCACAGGATGGTGTTACGGGTCTTGTAAGTATTCTCAGGTGTGTACGCATGCCCGGCCGGGCATCCCTTCAGCCGCTTCTCCTCGATGCAGATAAGGCAGACCCGGCGGCCATCTGACCGGACCTTGTAGCTCCCCTCGATCCAGCGGTGACCCGCTTCGCACTGGACCCGCTTGAGGTGGTGCGAACTCTCCAGGTTGTACCGGGAGAAGGGCCTCGTCGGATCGGGCTTAGGCCCGGGCTTCTGGAGGCCGCGCTCTAGCCTCTTGCCGCGCCGGTAGCAGGCTTGGCATAGACCGGTAGTGCCATGCTGCGGCTTGTCTTCATGGCCTGGTGTCCTGCAAGTTAATGTCTCCATCCCAGCATGGTACGCCATCTGTCCCTGCCGTAGCAAACGCCCCCGGTGCCGAAGCATCGGGGGCGTCTGTAGAAACTTTCGTAAAGTGCCTCTGACCAGCTAGTTCGTCCTCGCCACGAGCGCGCTCTGGTCGGTTATAAGACCAAGCCCCCAGATGGCATACCAGGCCAGGCCGTGCTCACGACCGTAGTCCAGGATACCGGCGTCCCTCAGCTCGACCGGCAGCGAGATCGCGTGGCCGAAGGCGTTGTCGCCGATGAAGATCGCGTCGTAGTACAGAGCCGATCCGGTGCCCGATGCGAGGTTCGACACGAGGTCGTTCCAGACCTGCGTGGTCTCGATGAACACGCAGTCCGACACCCGGCCGATCTCGCCCAGCATGAAGTTGCCCGGCGCCGCGTACTTCGTGACCTCGATGTACTCGGGGTCGTCGCGGAGCTGGCGGCTCTGGTGCGGATGCACGAAGCCGACGTAGGTGTCGCCCAGGCGAGGCACGTTCTTGGTCGCCAGGGTCTCGGCAACATCCTTGATGACCGCAGCGGTCAGCGCGAAGTTGCCGGCCGAGAGCTGGCCCGAGCCGTTGCCGGTCGCGGGCACGCCGTGGTCGTACGGAGACAGCGGGGTCCGCACGGCGGATGCCAGCGCGGGCTTGTTGTAGCCGTAGATGAGCGAGCTGGCCTGCCGCAGGGTGTCCCGGGCGGAACCGTCGAGGTACAGCGCCATGTTGCGGCCCAGGAGGCGCGAGGCCGAGGCCATCACGTCATCGAACGACGCGTTCAGCAGCAGCTCGGTAACGGCAACCGCGAAGCCCTGCTCGGCGACGGTGATGTCGAACTGAGATGCCGTCAGCGCCACCGACTGCATGCGCACGCCTTCAACGAGCTGCGCAGCCGCAGGAAGGTTGTTGTACCGCATGAAGTGGATGGTGAGGCCCGGCGAGACGCCCAGTTCGGTCTTCTTCACCGCGAACTGCTCGAAGCGCAGGATCGGCATCGCGGAGAACAGGATCTCCTTGGACCAGAGCTGCTGGACCGCAGGCGATAACTGGGTGTTCGCCCCGGCGTAACTGGTGGGGCTCGCAGCTAAGAAGCTGGTCCCGGTGATCGCACCTGCCATGTTGATGTCCTCTACTTGTCGTGCGGAACATTTCCCAGTATAGGGAAGTAAGTAATGGATGTGTTAGCTGAAGATGCCCCTGCCGCTGCCGGACGGCATGCCGACCTTCTGGCGAAGGGCGGCGAAGTCCTGCATGCTCATGCCCTTGATGTCCTCGGCGGTGAGCTTCTGGTCGCCCGTGTCGATCCCGGGCACCACGGCGGTAGCGCCGCCAGAGGGTGAGACGCCGGTCATTCCGGCCCGGCCGGCCATCTGGGCCTGGCGCATTCCCTCGACGATGGCCGCCGTCTTGTCCTTTACCCGCTGGATGGACGCGTCGACTTCTTCCCTGGTGTTGCCTCCGATGAAGTCCAGCAGCTCCGGCGCGATATTGTCCTGCTCGGCCGCCACGGCATCGCGGATGTAAATCTGGAGCGCCGTCATCTCGCGCTCTTTCTCCCACATGGCCTGCTGGACCTGCTGCTGCTGCGCGATCTCGGCCATCTTGGATTCCTGCTCGGCCCGCATCGCGTCGAGCTTCTGCTGCCAGGTCTGCTCGCGCTCGGCCAGCAGTTCCTTCGCCGACTTCTCGGCGTCTTCCTTTTCCTTCCGGGCCTTCTCGGCCGCCGCCGCCCGCCGCTCGGATTCCCTGGTCCGCTCGGCCTCGGCCTTGCGCAGCTCGGCCACCTCGGCCTGCATGGCTTCCATGGATTCCTTCTGCCTGTCCCGCTGGGAATAGAGCTTGTCGCGCTCTTCCTTGCGGGCCTGCTCGATGGCCTCGCGCCGGGCCTTCTCTAAGTCCTCGGCGGTGAAGTACTGCGGGTCGGTACCGGTCTTACCCGGGTCCAGGTCTGGCATGATGTGTTCCTTATGTGTTCGAGTGAGTCCCAGTTATTGATATCTTATCTTCCGCTATGCGGACCTTGTTAGCACCGACCAGTTGACCGGGGCGTCGTCGGGAACTACAGTTACGCCTATCCGGGCCAGCAGCTCGGCCGCGCGGTCGCCGGGCTGTATCACGCGGTTGGGACGGTGGCGGTTGCTGGCCCGGTTCTGCTCGAAGATCTGCTTCCGGCGCGCTTCCGACAGCTCCCGCTCTGCCTCGGTCATTACTGAGTGATCCCATCATTGTTATTCTCACTGGGCAATCTGCGCTGAGGCAATTTGGTACCTGCCGCCTGGACCACGAGATCCTTGATCGTCTGCATGCCCATGTCCGAGACGATGCTGCCGAGGTCGCCCAGGCCCGGCATGCTGCCCAGGCCGCTGCCGCCAGGTCCCTGGACGCCGGGCGTGGTCTGCTTCGTCTGCTTCGTCTTGGTGCCGTCGGCCTTGGTGGTCTGCGTCTCGGTGGTCTCGGCGCCGTCGACGGGCTCGCCTGCGCCCTCGGGCACGATGCCCGTCAGCGCGATGATGGCGGCGGCGATCTGGGACGAGCGGATCTGCTTGGCGGCATCCATGTTGAGGTCGTCGACCTGCTCCAGCCACAGCTCCTGGAGCTTCTCATCGGGGAACTGCTCGCCGAGGTCGCGCAGCGCGCCCTTCTTGGACTCCAGGCCGAGCTGAAGCCGGGCCATCAGCTCGTTGAGCTTGACCAGCGTGTCGGTCGGCAGGGGCTCGGGCCACACGATCGCGATGTTGTAGACCTGGGGGTCCGCGGGGTCGATGAAGTTAGGCTGGCCCTCGCGCTGGATGCCGTCGGTCTCGGGATCGTAGTAAACGGTGTAGGGCTCGAAGATGAACAGCGTGCGGAGTGACATCTCGGAGATCTTCTTGAGGCCGATGCCGTATTGGACCTTCTTGAGGCCGTACTTCAGCATGGTCGGGAAATACTGGATGGCCAGTGCCACGCCACTGGTGTTGCTGATGGCCTGCTCCTGGCCCAGCGAGGTCTCGGGCACGCCGGTCAGCTCGTGCATCCACGCCTTGATCCGGTCCAGGAACTCCAGCGCCGGGCCAAGCCCCTCGAATCCCCCGGTGAGGTTCTCCACCCGGGCATCCTTCTGCTGAAGCGACCAGATCTTATTCGCGCCCATCTCCAGGTTGCTTGCCTTCGCCCCGGTGATGATGGTGACAGGCGCGACGTGGTAGTTGATGATGTCTAAAATGTCAGTGGCAGTCTCGTTATACGTCCTGTTTAATGGGATGATGTCCTGGACGTCCGACAGACCCCAGGGAGAGGCAAGTACGGGCTTATTCGCAATGTGAACCACAGGGATGAATCCCAGAGGATTGGGCCGCCGGTCGATGAGCTGGTCATTGACGTATTCCTCGATGTAGTCATCCGTGATGATCTCGACGTACGTGCAGACGATCCGGGTGCCTTCAGGAGAGGTAGTCCAGAATCGGTACTTCAGCTTGAACCGGATGAGCCGGTCCTTGTCGTGGGGATGCCACTCGGGGAAGGCGAAGCTCGGGTTGATAGGCAGGATGCGGACGCGGCCCGGGTGCTGCATGCCCGTGCTG